CAATGATTATATTGTTCAATACAGAACGAGTGTTGCGAGTTTGTCGTCCTAAAGTCTGATAAGCCACCCGATTTACAGTAATGGATGAGTTTCAAGGGCAAGGTGGCTCGTACATCCTTGACCCCGAGACAGGCGTTCGTACCCTTGTTTCACGGACGCTGCCACCTGAACGACCAGAGGTAATTTCCAATGCCCCTTCTAACTCGGAAACGCCTGATTCTTCTGGAATCGGAAGGCACTTACGGGACGGATCCGACTCCAGACGGCGCCGACGCCATTCTGGTGAGGGATTTGAACATCACTCCTCTGCAGAGTGATGTCGTAAGCCGCGACCTTGTGCGCCCTTATTTGGGTGCATCTGAGCAACTGCTGGCCAACACTCGCGTTGAATGCACGTTCAGCGTTGAGCTTGCTGGTTCCGGCACTGCTGGTACTGCTCCTCGTTATGGCAAGGCTTTGCTTGCCTGCGGCATGAGCGAGACCATCGTTGCTGCCACTAGCGTCACCTACGCACCCGTTAGCGCCAGCTTTGGTAGCTGCACCATCTATTACAACATCGATGGTGTGCTCCATAAGGTGACCGGTGCTCGCGGTACGTTCACCATCAACGGTGCTGTTGGCGAAATCCCCACAATTGATTTCACCTTTACCGGCATCTACAACACCCCGACCGATACGGCACTGCCTTCGGTGACTTACGGCGATCAGGCAACACCTGTTGTCTTCAAAGCTGGTAACACCACTGGCTTTGAGCTGCTGTCGTATGCAGGTTGCCTGCAGTCGGTGTCGTTTGATGTGGGTAACTCGCTTGTGTATCGCGAGCTGGTGGGCTGCACCAAAGAGGTGCTGCTGACTGATCGCGCCTCGACTGGCAGTGTGGTTCTGGAGGCTGTGACCATGGCAACCAAGAACTACTTCACTGCTGCACTGTCCGATGGCACTCTGGGCAACCTGATCTTCCAGCACGGTCAGACCGCAGGCAACATTGTTGATTTCGCCTCCACTCGGGTCGATATCGGCGATGTGAGCTACAGCGATCAGGACGGCATCCACATGCTGAACATCCCCTATACCTGCGTTCCCTCGACCGCAGGTAACGATGAGTTCAGTCTGGCTTATACCTGATACGATCAGGGAGTGGTGAAGGCAGGGGTCGCATTAGCGGCCCCTTTTTATTGGGTGTATGCTGTTGCAGTATCGCGTTCATTACGCATGGCATTTGTTCGTAAGAAAGTTAAGGTCTTTTCTTGGCCGGTCAGCATTGAAGAGCCCAGTGATGGCGGCACTTTTGACACGGTGACGTTTGACGCGAAATTCAAGCGCGTCGGTCGGAAGGAGTTCCAGAAGCTTGGCGAAAAGGGCGAGCTTGACCTGTTGAAGGTGATCATGGTGGGCTGGGAAGGCATCCAGGATGAGGACGGCAAGGAAGTGCCGTTCTCGATTGAGGCGATGCGTGAGCTGTCGGACGATCCGTATTGGATTCGCGGTGTGTTGAAGGCATACACCGAGACTTTTGAGGGCGCGCGCCAGGGAAACTGAAGGAGGCTGCTGTCTACTGGACGGGCGGCGGCAAGAGAGTAGAAGACAAAACGGGTGAGGACGCTGCTGCTTTTGGCATCGTCCTACCCGAGCAGCCGAAAGAGGGGTCGGCTGATTTTGAGGTGTGGGACGAAAACTGGGAGATCGTGATGATGTTCTTGCGTATGCAAACGCAATGGACGACCACGATGGCCGGCTACATGGGTTTGCGATATGACGTGATGCTCTGCGCTGGCGGGTTGTTTGACCTTTACAATGTGGAGAATCGCCGCGAGATGCTGGAAGGTCTTCAGATAATGGAGGCTGTAGCGTTGAGCGAATTGGCCAAGGACAAGGATGGCTAAGCAAGTTCAAGACATTAAGGTTCGCCTTGGCATTGAGGGCTTGAATGGCCTTGATCGCATTAAAAGCTCTTTTCGTGAGCTTGGAAAAGTTACAGATCTTAGTGATAAAGATATTCGGCGTGCGCGCCAAAGTTTAATTGATTTTGCATCTAGCGCAGGCAATACAGAGCAAACAACAAAGGGCTTGCTTGAAGCCCTGAAGGGACTGCAAGGGCAGACTCAGAGAGGGTCTACTACTTATCAAAAATTAAGCAAAGATATACTTGGTTTAAATGAGTCGCTGCGCTTAACTGATCAAGAGATATCAAAACAGTTTGAACTTTTAAGTAAATCTGCCAGGTCTCACGCTAAATCCGAAGCGGCGATCAAGGGGCATGTAAAAGCCTTACAAGATTTGCGAACTCAAGCTTCGCTTGGAGGGCAGGCGTATGGTCAGATTGGCGCCGAGATTGATCGTCTTAATACCAAACTTGACGAGGGAACAAAGAAAAACAGGTCATATCGGAGTGTTTTAGGGCGCGCGTTACCCGCAGACGCCGAAAAGCTTTCAACTGCTCTTGAGCAGCTTAGGCAAACTTTGTCCGATGCCGGCAACACCGCTGAACAGACTGGTCGTGCGATGGCTCAGCTGGCGGTGGGTGGTGCCACTGAGTCACGGCAGCGTATTGTCGCGTTTACGAAAGAAGTCGAAAATCAACGTCTTGCCCTAAAAAGACTGGAAGAGGAATTCTTGGACCTCCCAAGAACTCCCGCAATTTACTCTCAAAGACTGACCGAATTAAATCTTGAATTAAATAATACAGTTATTGCCAGCAAGCGTTATTACGAAATTCTTGCTGATATCTCCACGCTTCAGCTAGAGCTTCAGCAGGCTCAGTCGATTGGGCGAGGGCAAATTTTGTTTGAAAGGCTTTCTTTGCCAGAGGGGGTTGCATCCAGACTTGCTTCCACCCAAAGAAATTTGGGGATGGTCATTGGCGCGTTGCGCGAAGAAATGTCGATGCTTGATACAAGCACGGCAGAAGGCAGTGCCAAATTTGCTCAACAATCTCGACAAGTTGCTCAACTAGAAGAACAACTTAAAAAGCTAAATAATCAATATACAAATGTTACTCAGTCTCAGGCGGCTGCGTCTCAGGCAGGTATCAATCCATTCCTGCCTTCTGGTGCAGCCAATCCACTGTTTGGCGAAGACATTGCGCGCGAAGCAGTTGAAGGCGTAAAAGAATTCAGGAAAACATATAGCGACACATTAGATTCTTTAATTTCCGCGAAGCAAACGTTCAGGGAGCGCGAAGCTCAGCTTATTCAGCAGAACAATCAAGAAGAGGAAGAAGCTAGTCGCGCGCAGATCGCGCGACTTAAGGCCGAGGCGGAAGCTGCTGATCGCGCCTTCATGGAGCAGTTAAACCTGCGCAGTGATTTACTAGGCGTTCAGCAAAGAGCCGCCGCTTCCGCAATGGGACTGGGCGGGCGTGATCTTTCTCCGCTTTATCAGCGGATCACAGGTCTCGCTGGAGCCTCTGTGCAGCGCGAGCAGTTGATGATGGGTCGAAGCGCAACGCAAGTTTTGACAGATATGTTGACTGCCTTTGAAAAGGGTGGCCGAGGTGTTGACATTAAAAATAAAAGCACTGAAATTGGCGAAAGCATTGCGCAAGGTATTGCAAAAGGCGCAAGCGATAAGAGTATTTTAATTTCTGGCGCAAATAATTTATCTGATCGATTTATTTCCTCCCTTAAAAAAGCTTTCAGGATCAAGAGTCCATCAGGCGAATCACGCGACGAAATCGGCGTGCCTATTGGCCAGGGAATTGGCAAAGGGGATAGTCAAAGGTCTCAAGGAAGTGCGCGGCGAAGTTCTTAGCGCCGTTCGCGTACTTTTTTCTGACATTGCGGCCACTCCACAGCGAGCTGCTCTTCCTGCCCAGGAAACCGCTTTAGCAGATAAGCTTCAATCCTTCTTGGCTCGTACTTCAGCAAAAACATCCACTTTTCTTCCTTTTGCTCGCCTCATGGGGGAGGAGGCAGTTTCTTCTCCTGCTCTTACTCTTGCGACTTACAGAAAGGCATACGAGCGCGGCGAAATTGTCCCGCCAATGTATATGCCTGTTGAAAGACGCAGAAATGTCAGGGGTGTTTCTGGTATTCCTGGTTATGGACTTGAGCAGGAGATCGTAGCTGGAGCGATTCGTAACGTTGGCCGTACCGGGGCCTTTGTTGGGCCGTTGAGTGGTCCGCAAGCGTCACAGCTTGGCGCGCGTTCTGCCTTTAGTTCTTTGCAGGCAGCGGGCTTTAGCGCGGCGCCATTTGCTGGTCAAATGGCGCCGCTGTTTGGGGCATCCTCCCCTATACGAGCAAGGGGTGCATTCCGCTATGGAATGGCACCGCCCGAGGCGTTCCCGATAGAGGGCATGCTTGGTCAGGACAGGACTTTGACTTTTGGCAGGAAAGAAGCCGGTCTTTCAATGAAAGAGGCTATTTCTTCTTACCGAAAAGCGATCGGCAATTTTTGGGAAGGCGAAACCGGCACTTTTGAAACAATTCGTCGCATTGTTTCTTCTGGCGTACAACTAAGTGCAAGCAAACTGGCTCGTCGCCTAACGGAGTCTGTTGAAT